CGACTTGCCACCTCTCCCAGCTGGTGGTGGTCTGCCCCCCGGCGTAACAGTGAGGATTCATTAACATGCCCGACTTCACATTTGACCTGCCGGACGGTCGTTCTGGGACTGTTACAGCTCCGGAAGGAACCACGCCGGAGCAGGCATATGGCTATTTGCAGCAGCAGATGAAGATGCAGTCTCAGTCTCCTCAAGAAAAGCCTGTGCCCGCAACGACCCCTGCCAAACCCGCAACGGCCTCCGATCGTGCCAAAGACGCCATTGCAGGCCTTCGCCAAGCCAATCCCCTAAACCGTCTCGACGCCAATGACAAACCAGTGCCTCCCCCCACTATTTCTAGTGCTGCCAAGTCTATTGCAAGTAGCACAGCATTCGGTGGCATTGCGGGGGCATTGTCGCCTGAAATTGTTTCCAGTCTTGGGGTGGCTGCCAGTTTTCTGCCCTACGTCGGGGAAGCCATTGGCCCGGCTCTTGTTGAAACTGGAGCTGCTCTTAAAGCCGGTCGTTGGGCTGAGGCCGGAATTGGCGCCGCCAGTGGTCTCACCTCCGAAGCGGCTGGTCAGGCTACAGAAGCTCTTGGAGGAACGCGAACGCAAGCGGACATTGCCCGTGTGGCTGGAGGCATGCTCACCCCAAGTGCAGGCACAGTGGCTGGATTCGTGGGGAAGCCTGTAAAGTTGGCGTGGGACTTCATGCACAAGACTCTTGGAGGGGCGGTTGAAACTCCCAAGGCAGTGGAGGCTGCGAGAGAGAATTTGGCGAAACTGTCTGAAGCAGGTCAACCGCAAACCGCCGTGCATGCGACGCTTCAAAAGGGTGTTGAGGCCGATCGGCAGGCAACTGCTAAAGCGGCGGATGCTATTCGGGCGGAGGGGCATGCCAACGCGGCACGGGTCGCCCAATCAAATCCGACCACCGCCAACCATATCGTGACCGAGGCCAATGCCAACGCCGACCGGATGGAGGCGGACGCCGCCAAACGAGCCGCAGTCTTAAACAAAGCATCTGATGGTAAGCTGGCAACGGCCAATCGTGTGCTGGCTCAGGCTGCCCCGGAATTGGCAAAAGTCGGCCAGGTGTCGGAATTGTCTGACATTGGCAACACCCTTCGCCAAGCCGCCACGGCAAAGCAAGGAGCGGAGATTCAGGCCCGAAATGAAGCTTACCAAGCCACAGTCGCTGAGCGTGATGCTGCAGTCAAAGCAAAGGAAGACGCAGGTCAGGACATTGGCCAGACTGCTGCGATGGCTAGCCTCAAGAAAGAGCTGACAGGAAAACTAGTTGGTGAGGGTGGGTTTGCAAAGACCACTGACGCAGGCGTCCGCCGTGTCTACCAGCAAGTCTACGATGCGGTGAACCCCCAAAAGCAAAAGCTGTCATTTGAGGCTGTGGATCAGGTGCGCAGGCGGCTTGGGGATGTGATTGCGGGGAATCCGACGCCCGAGGGGTATGAGGCCATTGGGAAGCAGGCTGCTCAGAAGATGTACGCACAGATTTCGAAAGCCCAAGAGGAGTTTGCTGGCCCTGTGCAGCGCACATTGCAATCGGAATATGCCGAAGCGTCTGGTGGGCTCACCAAATTCGGTTCCAAGGCCGGAAAGAAGCTCACAGCTGTTGATCGGATCGACCCCGAGAGGTTTGCAGGCGATCCCAAGGCATTGCCCAAAGCATTCTTTAACAGTCAACAATCAATTCGGGATGCAAAAGAGCTGACTGGCAACCCCCAATTGGTGGAGCGGCAGGCTGCGGACTACACAGCCAGGTCGATGCAGGGACAGTCCGCAGCTCAAGCCAAGAAATGGGTCCGCGACAACCAAGACTGGATGCGGCATGTCCCTGGCCTCACAGCACGGGCCAATGCCTATGCAAGAAAACTCGAACAAATCGAACGTTTGAACGACAAATTGGTTAAACGAGCAACTTCGAAAATGAAAGAGGCAGAGGCGACGGTTTCGGGTGCCGCTAGCGCGGCGCAAAAAGAACGGGCTGCAGGCATTGCGCGGGCATCCGATGTGTCAGAGAAGAGTGTTGCGGACCAAGAACGGATCGTAAAGGAGGCCGAGGCCAAGGCTGAAAAGTTTCGCGAAGAGAAGTTTGCCCCGGCAAAGGGACTGGAAACCATCCTCAAGAGCGGGGAGAGCCCCGAGGCTGTTCGGAGCCTTCTGCTGAACGGCAAGCCAGAGCAAACGAGGCTGGCGGCAAAGTATCTGTCGGGGCAGCCAGGGGGCAAAGAGGTCTTGGAGCAGAGCGTGCGGCAGACAATGCGCAATATGACAGAGGGCAACCTCCGGCAGCAGTGGACGGAACGCATCCGGCCGATGCTGGCGGATGGGAAGATGATTCCTCCAGAAAGATTGAAGGCCCTGGAAAATGACGTTAACCGTCTCTTGTCCGCATACAAGGGGAAAGACAAGCTCTCCCTCATCCAGCGTCATATTGCGGCGGCGATTGGCACGGCTGCGGGGCCGAATACCAATTATTGATAGGAATTAATCTACATTAATTCCTACAAATATGTCTATAGGCGGGGGCTATGAGGGCAATAGGCAAAATCTATTAGCCATCCCGGCCCCCGCCCCCTACAATGTAATCGTTGCAAGTGTGAATCGGCCTACTACCGATGGGGCCTAGCTAGCCCCGCATCACACTGTTTAGAGGAACACGCAACATGTGCTCGGCTGAAGAGCACAGCCCAGTGGCAGGGCTAGACACCCGACTGCAAAGTCGGGAGGGCTTAAAAGAAGCGCCGAGCAGTACCAAGGCTAGGATTATTCCTGGCCATTTGTGCTGGCTGATCGAAAGACTAGCCATATATAAGGAATTGTTTGTAGGAATAATGGAGAGTTCAATGGAAAAGTCCAATAGGCAACGTGTCAAAGATAGCCTGACGCTGAAGGTTCCCGGTGGGTGCTGGATATGGAAAGGTCCGCGCCATCCCCGATCCGGTGCCCCATCATTTTGTTGGGACGGCAAATGGACGCTTGTTAACCGTGCTGCTGTCTGGAAGTTAAAGCCCGGTGAGAGGGTTGTCCTAAGCTGTCAAAATCCCCTCTGCATCAACCCGGCCCACAGAAAAGTAGAGAAAATTTAATCGGGTACAATAACGAGAAATTCTCGGGCAGGTCCACGCCCCATTCACAGGTTCACGCGAATGAACATCCTCCTTATAGATGCAACTGCATCATTCGTTGATTTCGCCCTCCGCGCGGAAGCCCAAGGCCACATTGTTCGAACCTTCATGGGACCGGACAAACATGGTGACCGATACCCTGTCGGTGACGGGCTTATTACAAAAGTTCCAGACTTCCGCCCCCATATGAAGTGGGCTGACCTCATCCTGGCCAGTGACAACTGCAAGTATATGGTTGAGCTAGAAGGTTATCGTAATCGCGGATTCCCGCTCTTCACTTCCAATGTGGAGGTGACGTCCTGGGAACTTGACCGGGCCAAGGGTCAGCAGGTTATGGAAGAGTGCGGTATTGAGTGTCTGCCTACAATCGAATTTAAGAATTATCGCGATGCTCATACGCATCAAATGGCAAATCGCGATAAACGTTATGTATCAAAACCTTCCGCTGATGTTGACAAGGCTTTGTCCTATGTGAGTAAAGGCTTTCAGGACATGTGTTTCATGCTGGATTATTGGGAAAAGAACCAAAAGAAAAAAGTCCCTTTCATCTTTCAAGAGTTCTGTCCGGGTATTGAAGTTGCTGTGGGTGGTTGGATGGGGCGTGATGGATTCCTCTCCCACTTTCTAGAAAACTTCGAGTTTAAGAAATTGATGCCGGGGGAAGTTGGTGTCAATACCGGCGAAATGGGAACTGTGATGAAGTATGTCACGATTGAAGAATCCCGTTTGGCTCAAGAGCTTTTGCTCCCCCTAGAATCACGACTCATCAGAGAAGGCTACACAGGCTATATTGACGTGGCTGTTATGGTCGGCACGGAGGGAGAACGTAAGGGAAAGTTGAACCCCCTCGAATTCACCTCTCGTCATGGATGGCCTCTTTTTCAGATTCAGCAAGCTCTCCATACGAATATTGCAGATTGGATGCTCGATGCCCTCAATGGTCGTGACACTTTCGCGCCAAGTCGTGACGTCGCCCTTGGTATTGTCTGCGCTATGCCCGACTTTCCGTACAGTAAACTGACGCGGAAAGAGGTTACTGGCTTCCCTATCTGGGGTGTAAATTCATCCAATCGTTACAATTTCCATCCCTGCGAATTGATGCTTGGAGAATCTTACGGAGAATCCGGCAAGAAAGAACCTATGATGGTATCTGCCGGGGATTACTTAGCTGTAATAACGGGAACTGGTAAATCTATCAGCAAAGCCAAAGACGATGCTTATGGTAGACTAAAGGAATTCGAAATCCCGAATTCGCCTATTTTCCGCACCGACATTGGCAATCGGCTTGAGAAGCAATTGCCGAAACTTCAGGCCTTGGGCTATGCCGAATCCTGGGAGTGGTAGAGTATGAGCCAGAAAGTATCCCCGGTGCCGCCGCATGGTGAGCCGGATAAACGATGGTTGGATGCGATGGTCGCGACGGTCAATGATGCCTATGCCGCGACGTGTACGACCGCTACACGGCCTCCGAATGCGGTGATTGGATTCCACACATTTGATGAAACGATTGGACGCCCAATCTGGCTGAAGTCTGTGAACCCGCAAGTTTGGGTCGACGGGGCTGGGACGGTGGTGTGAGAATTGTTTATAGGAATTAATCTACATTAATTTGGACAAATAAATCATATGGCTGGCCGAGCAGACTTCTTCAAGAGCGGTTCCTGGAACGCAACGTGCGATCTGTGCGGGGCGAAGGAGAAGGCCGACCGTATGGAGCTGACGTGGAATGGGCTGTACACTTGCAAGCACCACAAGGAAAGGCGCAATCAGCAAGACTTCCTTCGTGGTGTGAAGGATAACCAGACTGTCCCGTGGTCCCGTCCATGGCAGCCTCCGTTGTGTGACACCACTTCATTTCCCTACACTGAATATTGCACCCTTCAGGGAAAGAATGCCATCGCCGGTTTTGCTATACCGGGCTGTGCCGAGCCTGCTTATGTCAATACGGCTTTTTACCCATCTATTATTCAGTATAGGGGCTGGGCTATCCAAGACACCTATGGTTGCCCTATCCTCGACACCAATGGTCAGATGATATTCCCGCCCGGTACGCCCTCTGCCACGAATCCGCCCGGCCCCTACGGTTTCCCTGGTCGTCTCGATATTGATTTCTATCTGGATGTTTCGATTTTGCTATGAAAAAACTTCTAGCCTTCTTGTTGCTGTGCGTATCTGCGGGGGCTAACGCTCAGTTCACCCCCGGCCAACTTCTCACAGCTGGGGAATTGAACAGTCAGTTTACCTTGTATTCCAAACTGTCTGGAGCAACGTTTACTGGTCCGGTGACGGTGCCGACACTAAACACGTCGAATGCCGCCATCACAGGCGGCACGATCACGGGGCTGTCCGCTCCGATTCCAGTGGCATCGGGTGGGACAGGGGCGAATACGGCGAGTGGCGCGATTGCGGCGCTGGGGGCAGCACCCGTCATCGCAGCAAATACGACGCTGAATGTGCCGTCGTCATATGCGACGATACAAGCCGCATGTGATTCGCTTGCTAATGCGGTGATCGTGAAGCCAGCGATGGTGACTATTCAGGTGGCCAATGGCACCTACAACGACTGGCACGATATTGAATGCAAGAGTCCGTATGGCGATCAGATTCAAATCATCGGGAATCAGGCAAGTCCTTCCAGTGTCGTTATCAACGTTGACGATCGAAACTCGCAAAAACTGTTTGATTTCTTTCGCGGCAATCGAATTTTCCTGATTGACGGCTTCACCATCAACGGTACCTATGGTTGGCAGTCTCACGGTGTGTGGGCCGCGAACACCTACGGCGCGGCGTTCTACGCCCTCGATTCTGGCTCCGGAGCGATTGTTGGCTCGAATGTGCGGATCAACAAAATGTACTACGGGCTGCTTGCAGATCTGGGTGCCCGGTTTGATGTCGCCAGCGGTGGAGGCTTGACAGTCAACGAATGCGGGGACGTAGGCATTCTCTCGCGCTGGGGAAGTCACATTCAGGCGGAGAGCACGACCGTTACCAACTGCTCTGACGTTGTTAACACGCTTGGGTTTGGTTACATGGGCGAGGCAGGCGGATTCATCGACGCCAGCTATTCGAACACATCCGGGAATGCGGTCGGCGGGTTTGTTGTGCAAAACGGAGGTTCAGCGTGGTATCACAACGTCACTGCAAGTAACAGTGGCTATAACCTTTATTCCAATGAAGGTTCAGCAGCGGAGTACCAAAACTCAACCTCGACTGGCGGTACTTATGGTGCCTTTGCGAATAACCATTCGTACATGTATCTAGCGGGGGCGACAATATCAGGAGCGTCTGCGGCTGGTGTTAATGCTGACATGCTTTCCCACATCTCTTTGGGGTCTGGGGCCACGGCTAACAGCAGCGTTACCGGCTTCTCCCAATACGATAACAGTTTCATTTCCGGGGCTCAGAACGGTACGGGGAATACAACACTGTTTTTTAACGGAAATTTTGGGGCGTTTACAGGGGGTTCTTTTACCAGTTCCAATCCCATCGTCACATATAACGATACGAGTGGCTCTGGATTTCCGGGCAGTACCTATCAAAACAATGGTGTAACCAAATGGGTACTTCATAATGTATCCTCCAGTAATCAGTTTGGATTGGACCGATACGTTTCTGGAGTATTTTCAGACAGTCCGATAACTGTTTCAAATTCGACTGGTGTAGTGTCATTTGCAGATGGGTGGGCTTCTGCTGGAAATACTTCGATGACCAGTTCCAATCCCATTATGACTATTAATGACACCAGTGGGACGGGGTTCCCTGGGTTTACTTTTCAGCACAATGGTAGCAACCGATGGGTGCTTCATAACGTTTCATCTTCGGACCAATTTGGGGTAGATCGTTACGTATCAGGGTCTTACGTAGATACCCCTTTGTACATCCCCAATGCTAACGGCTACGTTTATGTACTCGACGGTTTAAGTCTGCCCGTGAAAACGGTAGCTACGCTGCCAACTTGCAATTCTGGGCTCAAAGGGTTGACCATGGCAGTGTCTGACGCCACGTCGCCGACGTATAACGGCACGTTGACAGGCAGCGGCACCGTGTCTGTTCCCGTCTACTGCAACGGATCGTCCTGGACGTCGCACTGACCCACCGCACACCCAGCATCTAGCCCTTTCGGGCGGCTTTTAGGAGCCTTTCATGGCTGAACAAGGTTCATACCCCCTCAATGGGCGTACTGTCGCAGGCACAGACACCTGCACAGGAGTTGTCACAGGACAGACAGCTGACATACCTTTATCAACACTGGCTGCATTTATTCTAGGGGCCGGGGCGACGGGGCTATCTGGGACTACAGCTCAGAGATTGCTGATTGTGCCTTCCTATGTGGGGCAACCTTTCTTCGATACTACACTGGGTTTTATGGTGTGGGCTAAACAAATTCTACCTAGTGTCTGGGTGGACGCCGCTGGAGTGCCGCAATGAGAAAAATAATCGCAATGTTGGGAATGTTGCTGCTGGTTGTTGGCATTGCCGATGCGCAAACTTTTCCTGTTCAGAATCTGAGTGTACTCGGAACGTCTAATTTTGTCGGAATAGCGACGTTTCAGACACCTGTGGCTATTACTTCTGGTGGGACAGGGGCTGCAACCCAACCGGGGGCATTGTCAAATATTCTTGGTGGTGTTCCTCTGCCTATTGCTAATGGCGGGACAAATTCCTCCACAGCGACCGGGGCCACCTCGAATCTGCAATACTCTCAGGGTGCTAGTGGATCAGTTGCCAGGTCGAATACCAGCAAATTTCAGGACACTATAAGTGTCAAGGATTTTGGGGCTAAAGGAGATGGCTCAACAAATGACACTACGGCTATACAAAATGCGATAACTGCTGCCCAAATAACGCATGCGCGTTTGTACATACCGGCTGCTACATATATTGTTACAGCATTAACAGTGACAGCCAGCATCGAGATTGTCGGCGACGGGATGGGGAATTCAATACTGAAAATCAACGCATCCCAGAATACACCAATTTTGCATGTGACTTCTGCTGGCTCGCAGTATTTCTTTATCCACGATCTGAGTTTGGTGTCTTCTGTGACAACTGCGTCGGGGTGTGCAGGCCTTCAAATTGACGGTGGGCAGGCTTTTAACATTGATCGTGTGGAAGTCTCTGGAACATACACTGGAATTAACATTCCGGCGGGGCAGGGTGGGGCTGTACTTGCTGATTGTTGGGTTCACAATATTACCGGGACTGGTTACACAATTGACGCAGGAAATATGCTGGTGAGGGGTAATTTCGCCATCAATTGTGGTGGGTACGGTTTTTATTTTTCTTCTGTGTCTGGTGGCAGTGCTGGTCTTATTGTTACAGATAATACTAGCTACAGTACGAATAATGCTAATTTTGCATTTCAAGGGAATGCAACTCATAACATTATTGATCTTGTTGTTGCCAATAATGTGGCCTCGACGGCTCCTAATGGCCCAGGATTCCTCTTTGACACATATGGAGAATATATAAATGCGAGTAATAACTTCACAGAGTTAGCAGGAAGTAATTCGTCTAATACTGTGATATCCTATCAAAGCGGATTTTTGCTTACGGTAAATAACGCAGATATTACCATTAATAATGCTGTAGCGATTGGAGCCTCTGCCAATGGTTTGGAGGCGGACTGTAATGATTTTGCCGTGGTTGGTGGGGTCTTCGTTTCGAATAACTTTAGTGGCGGGGGCTCTTTTTCTGGAATCCTTGTAGGTGCCGCAGGAGTCGTTACCGGTTGGACCATCACTGGTGTGCAAACACGGCCAGGAGGTGGGGCGGCAAATACACAAATTTTTGGTGTAAGCAGTTTCAGTAGCGGGAATACGGGGTTAGTTACCTCAAGCATTCTGCACGGAACTTCGTCTGGTTCAAATAACACAGGCGGCACAGCAACTTTTGCTAATAACTTGACATACTGAAAGGAGCTGACATGGCTAGTACTGTGTACCAGGACTATAACCAAAACACGCCTATTGTGGCTGCATGGCTTAATGATGTAAACAATGCCACGTACACAGTGGGGGGTTCCCCAAAGACTGCCGCATATGCTCCGGCTGCTTGGGTTAGGTTTTCAGCTGTTGGTGGGACTGTGGTCATCCAACAGTCTGTTAACGTGTCGTCTGTGGTGCGCTCGGCTACCGGTGTGTACACTATTACATATGGCAGCACACTGACCAACACAACGAATTGTTATGATGTGACACAGAATGCTGCGGGGTTTCAATACCCCGTCGCGGAGACAGATAACAGTGTGACAATTAATTTTGCAAATCCATCAGCAACTTTGATTGATCCGGGGTTTGCCAGTGTTATCGTGTTTGGAAATTTTTAGTAGAAATTAAGAATTATTAATTCCTACAAATAACTCATAACTATTCCGGGGCCTTGGATGATAAACATGGACGACTTCAAACAGCAGGTCGCCTCAAGTGTAGCGAAGCTGGCACCGCCTGCGGGGGTGTCGATGTGGCTGACTTTGGGCAACCATTTGGATGACTGGATAAAGTTAGCTACATTGGCCTATATTGTGGTGCAATGCACGGCCCTAGTCGTTACAAAATATCTTGAATGGACGGGAAGGCTTAAGGAGAAGGCTGGTGAGTGAGGCATTTGACAAGTGCTGGGCGCTGACACTCGGCAACGAAGGCGGGTTTACCGTTGATAACGGCGGTCCGACCCGTTGGGGGACAACTGAAGCCGTGGCCCGAAAGTGGGGATACACGGGGAATATGAAGGATTTCCCCGAATCCACAGCCAAAGAGATTGCCCAAGCCAACTATTGGACACCCTTTGGATGTGATTTCTATCCCCTGCCCATTGCTTTTCAGGTCTTTGACACGGCCTACAATGGTGGGCATCCCATTCAATGGCTGCAGGACATTATGCAAACGCAGACCACAGGCTCAGCGTTGGGCTCCGTGCTCTCGACAGCTAATTGTTGGGAGGTGGTTGCAAAGTTTACAGCGAAACGTTTGCAATATCTTGCAAGCTTGAAGCAGCCGCAATATGCAAACGGTAGGATGAACCGTCTGGCAAACAATATCTTGCAAGGAGGTAGCCTTACATGATCCCACAAACCGAGGTGCCAAATGAGGAAACGCCGATGGCCCAAACCACCGCCGCAACGCAAGCCCCCGCAGCCACTCCCGCTTCTGGATATAAAAGTAGCGAGTTTGCGGTCACTGTTGCTTCTGCTGTTGCTCTTGGCAGCGGTCTCGTTCCTGCCCATTATCAGCCTCTTCTCCTTGCTTTGGCTGGCGTGTACACTTCAGCCCGGACTCTGTTGAAGGTGGTGCATGCACTTGGGTATGCAAAGCAAGTCCCGGATCTTCCCGCTCTTCCCACAAACGAGGTGACGAAATGAAACGAATCCTGATTCTTGGCTTGGCAATCGCCCTTGGTGCCTGCTCGACCGCGCAACAGCAAACGGCGCAGCAAGATGCAGCCAAAGCCCAGCAGATCATTGCCAATGGCTGTCTGATTGTGCAACCGACACTCGAAAGTGTGCAGGTCATTGATCCGGCACTGACTCCATTCGTGGTTGCCAATGGTGCGTTTTGCGCGGCGGTATCGAACGTAAACGTCACGTCACTGTCCACGATGGTCGGCACGTCGATTCCGCAGGCCGAGAAGCTTGTCCAGTCTAGCACTCTGATCCCCGCGGACCAAAAGCCCATCATTATCGGTTCGCTGACTGCCTTTCAGGTGGCTCTTTCCAGCGCCCTTGTGGTATTTAATCAAGCTCCGGTGACGCCTGTTGCACCTGCCCCGGCTTCGGCGGCATCTGGAGTGTGACATGGGCCAGATCGTCATGCAGTTTGCGGGTAGTGATAGCCTGACGTCAAAGATCATTCAATGGTTCGGACATGGCCGTTATGCACATGTGGACACGGTGATGCCCGATGGTTTGCTGTTGGGAGCGCGCAATGACGTGATGGCAGGGTATCCGGCGGGCGTGCAATTGCGAGGGCCGGATTATCAGGTAGGTTACACCCTCAAACGCGTGACGATCCCATGTACGGATGCTCAACAATCTGACTATTACCAGTTTGTGCTGGATCAAGTGGGGAAACCCTATGATAGTCGGGCCATTGCGGCATTCGCGGCGGGGACGGATTGGACAACGAAAGGTGCATGGTTCTGCTCGGAGCTATGCACCGCTGCTCTTCAGCATTGTGGGTGGCTGAAAGAGCTGAGCGAACCGCCTAGCAAGGTTGACCCGGACAGTCTTCTTCTTGTTATCAGTGCCTTTGTGGAGGTGTGACATGCCGTTGAAGAAAGGAACTTCAAAGAAAACCGTGTCGGAAAACATTCGCACGGAAATGAAGGCAGGTAAGCCACAAAAGCAGGCTGTGGCGATTGCGATGGAGACAAAG